AGGCCCTCCTGGCTCGCAGCCCTCTAGGACTGGACAGAACCCTCTGCTCTCAAACAGAGGAGGAAGTAACAGTTTTAGTAGTTGCCTAGCTACCTGCGCTCTTAGCCGAGCCCTAGGAGATGCGGTGCTTTGTACCGCATTCTGACCTCTCCCGATTTCTCCATACCATATGCAGATCTCGGTTTAGGTTTCCAAGGGTCAGGCAAAAAGCCTGCAGAAGTGGAAAAGTACAATGTACTCTTCCTGTCCAAATCACGGACGGTTGGCTTGAAGCCCCTAATAGGGGTTTTCTTTGCCTTCCGCACCTTTTGTTGAAACTTCCTGACCGCCACTCTCACACTGGGAGTGTGGTCAGGAGCCTCAAAGGGTTTTCTAAAATAGAATTCCGTGGCTCGGACCCTCCCTAAAGTAGACCTGTATGCCTCTTTTAGAGACACACGAGTAACTGCTTCAGGGGACATGATATCCTCGCTTAAGATGGTGAGCCCATACTTCTTGGAATCCAAGGAAGTATCGACCACTTCTCTTAACCACTGGCGTGCCGATCTATCCAAAAATGATTGGTTAGACGGTATTCCAATGGCCAGGCCAATTCCTGCAATCAATTCTTCGACTGATTGCTGGGAAAGGTACCTAAGCCAGGATACATTATCCGTAGTGCTCCTGTGAGGTACGAGAGGTACATTTACCCCTCCGTACCCCGGCTCTACGGATATTGGTAGCCCAAGTCGATCTGCGAGCCTCCACGTATAATAATACGGGGAGGACCTCCAGAATGACTTGGAGAATCTGAACTTCCCCCGGCTCGGATCTCCGGCAATTGCCGCAGATTGAGTGTTCCAGGTCACTTGACCTTTGGAACCTCCGGGAGGAGCTACCAACGTTGATGTTATAAACGCTGGGACTAACCGACCGTGTTCATACACTTCTTCGGCTAGTATGCTACGGCTAGGATGGTGGAAGCACTTCTCATATGACAAGCGCCCCCCCATACTCACAAAGATGTCGTCGTATAAACGGCGCCTAGCAGCAGTCCAGCGTGGTTTCTGAGCATCGTCACCGATGCCCTTAACCACAACATCCTTCCTGGAGAGGTACTTATAACTACGTCCCTTCTTCTCTAATTTAGAGTAAGGATGGACTTTAAGCACCTCTGTTGCTGCATACAAGGTATGCAGCATCAGAGGGGGGAAAGATGTGGGATCACCCATCATCTGCCCTGTAGTTGTAATTACCCCTTTCAGGGAATTAAGGTCCTCTAGCCATCCATCATACTGAATCAGGATGATGGTGCCATGACCGTCAGGATACCACCGTGCCTCACGGCTACTCCAAAGTTTGGAATCGTCGAGAAGAGGAGCACGGGGGTAATTCGCCAGCATACCTACGGGAGCAACGTCTGATTGGTCTATATCAATCAGAAGTTTCTTCGGTCCAAATAACTTATTGAAGTATTTGGCATAAGGGCTTAGGCAGGAATATTTCCTGGCTAACTCCTCGTAGATAGTCTGGGTTAGCCACTGGGCATGCAGATCAGTAGCGGCGGTAGCGTCTTGGGAATACCAAGGGCCCCGCTCGCCAGAAAGATCTACATCCCTATGGCCCCCCAGCGCTTGGGAGAACCGAGGGTCATTAACCATCACATGGTCAATGACTCGTCGGAGGATTTGTTGCACGAGATTTGCCGCGGTAAGACCGCAGGTAGGGAACCGTGTTTTCAATCCTTTCTCCTCCGCTGAGATCGGCAAGATGGGGAGGTATTCTATCTTATCTAAAGTATAGAATGTCCCCAACTTGACGTAAAACTGCAGACGCTCTGCCACTCCAGGAAGGCTGGATTCCAGCTGTTCCCAGGGTTGCCTGAACAATGCATCAAAATCCTGTTTTCCAGGTTTTAACTGACTATCAGGATGCAATTGGTCAGACAGGAGTTCAAGGTAAGAACCATCCTCGACGTGCCCATATGGGTCGTCCGGGAGGTACTTCTTTTGCTCCTGCGTGAGCTCTGTAGTTTTGCATAAGGCGTAACCGACAAGGCACAAATGTTGTACCCCGGTTACGTGTCCTCCGACTCCTCTGCTCAACCCTAGAGCAGCGTGGCCGGAAGGCATAGTAAATAGCTCGGGGGGCCCCTTTGGTGCCCACCGATCTACGTACTCCCTTATGAAAGGCCTCCAACCTGAGGGTTCCGGGGCGGGTGTAGAGGTTAACCTCTCCACAAGTCCTTCAATTCCCTCATTGGATGGAGGAGCTGGTGGTAACGCCCTAGCCGAGAAACTCGACTGGAGCGCATCTACCTTTTCACTAAACCTGAGCAGCCGCCCCGTAGGGGCGGGCCCACCGAAGTACCAACGCCTATTGGCTTGGAACTGACGTTTGGCCCGCTTGGCTGACAAGGGAAAGTGAACCAGCTGGACGCGAAAACGGTTGATCCCCTGCAAGGCTTTAGAATTAAAGTCCTGCATGGGCACACCGTATTTTGTTAAATGTCTAACCCGCACCAATTGGTAGGGGGTTAAGACAGCGTCCCACGTTGCTCTCATGAACTGCAGAACACTCAAGTTACGGCGATATCGTCGCACCTTTTTGTGTTTCTGCCCGTGTTTTGCCGCAAAAGCGGCAACACCACGGAGGGTGTCCTCTGCCCATAGGGCATAGAACTCCTGAACAGAGAGCTCCGGTAACCGGGTAGGCGGTGATATAGGTATCAACGCCCAACCCGAACCCTGAACTGAATTGTCCACCATCTGGAAGTTCCTGCAATTAGCAAGGATCTCCACCGGATAGGTGAACAATGGTCGTAGCCTACCCCCTGGGGTTAGGCCTACGTGGGTCCTGTAGAATATGTCACAATGTGGCATATCCCAGGAACCAAACTTCAGTTCGAAGGATTGTGGCTCATCTTCAATTTGAGAGGATGAGCCCTTCGCACCCTTGGCGGGGGAATTTTTCCCACGCCTAAAGCGCTGTCGCTTCCGAGGAAGCGGAAAGGGATTCTGTTGAGAATCCAGGCCGGTTGACCCGGCCATGATCTCTA